GTATTGGCACACCTTATGCCAAAACCCGCTTGGGTCCTCTCGGCCAGCTCAGGCGCGGGGCAGCTGCGACCGCGCAGTTCGTCTAGGCATAGAGTTATGAAAAACTAAATTGATATTCGATTTCGTTCTATCTATGCGTAGTAACGTAATGTGTATAATACGAAAAACGATGGGAGTGCTTATGCCTAGTACTGGCGGTGTGAAGATTGGCTCGTCTTATGACGAAGCGCGTACAAGAAAGGTCAACGCAGAAGCTGAGATAGCGGAGCTTGAGCTGCAAAAGATACACGGAACACTTGTCGTGGCGGAGGATGTTGTTTCTGCGTGGGATGATGTTCTTGGTGCATTGAAAGCGAAGCTATTGGCTATACCTGCAAAGGGTGCGCCTGTATTGTCCACTGAAACTCAGACGGGCGCTTGCCAGTCGATACTCGAAGACCTTGTGCATGAAGCGCTGGAGGAGCTGTCCAACTATGACCCAAACATTGATCCAACGAAAGCTACTGTCACAGCATCTGAAGAAGTCGATCCAGACGCTAAAGCCCCCACCAAAGCTAAGCGTAAGTCAGTGGGCAGACCTAGAAAGACGACTCGACTCGCAAAGTAGTGCTGAGCCTGGACGCTGGTATACTTCAAGAGCTGAGTATCAGAGGGGGATTATGGATGCGTGTAGTGACCCAAGCATACAAGAAGTGGTTGTCATGGCGGGCGCGCAGCTTGGTAAGACAGAGGCGATTCTTAATATCATTGGATATCACATTCACCATGATCCTAGCCCAATCCTTGTACTACAGCCAACGCTGGATATGGCTCAAGCCTTTAGTAAGGATCGAATCGCATCTGGTTTATTGCGTTCGACGCCTTCTCTCAGAGACAAGGTTAAAGATCCGCGAGCTAGAGATTCAGGGAATACAACCCTCCACAAAGTATTTCCGGGTGGTGCGCTAACGATCGTCGGGGCCAACAGCCCTAGTGGACTCGCAAGCAGACCAGTGCGAATCTTGCTCGCAGATGAGGTCGATCGCTATCCCACGTCTGCCGGTACGGAAGGCGATCCAATCCAACTTGCTAGGAAACGAACCGCTACTTTCTGGAATCGCAAGATCGTTATGGTATCCACTCCTACCCATGCTGGCGCGAGTCGGATAGAAGAAGCGTTCTTGAAGTCTGATCAGCGTCATTTCTATGTGCCGTGCAAGCACTGTGAGCATGAGCAGACGATGGAATGGCGCAATGTGCAGTGGAAAGACAGCGATCCTGATACCGCAGCGTACATGTGCGACCACTGCGGAACGCTATGGACTGACTCTGATCGACGCTGGGCAATCAGAAACGGTCGATGGATTGGCAAAACCGCATTCAACGGCGTTGCTGGATTTTCGATATCTGGGCTTTATTCGCCTTGGACCCCACTTTCTGACGGTGTTCGAGAGTTTTATGCGGTCAAGAAAAGCCCAGAACAGCTTCGCGTATGGACGAATACTTATTTGGGCCAGCCTTTTCAGGATGAAGGTGAGCAGGTAGATGACTTTATGCTCGCAGAGCGGCGAGAAAGCATGCCTTATGTGCCTGATGAGGTCGTTTTACTGACTGCGGGCGTAGACGTGCAGGATAATCGACTAGAAATCTCGATTATTGGCTTTGGACGTGATGACGAATCGTATGTTATCGACCATGTGACCCTTTATGGCGATCCAAGCACACCTCAGCTATGGACAAACCTCGATTCCAACCTAAATCGGCAGTTTGAGACTGAATCTGGCCGTCAAATAGCAATTCGAGGCGCTTGTGTGGACTCTGGTGGTCACTTTACGAACTCTGTGTACGCATATTGCAAGAAAAACCAAGGAAGACGCATTTTTGCGATCAAAGGTGTCGGCGGAGAAGGCAAACCGATGGTAGGAAGGCCATCAAAGAACAATATTGCGAAGTGTCCGCTGTTTCCGATTGGTGTAGATACCGCAAAAGACCTAGTTTTCGCTCGTATGAAGATACAAGAGCCTGGCCCAGGCTATATGCACTTCTCTGACGTGCTAAATGAGGAGTATTTTCGTCAGTTGACAGCGGAAAAGGTGATGACTCGCTTCCATAAAGGCTTCAAAAAGCGCGTTTTTGAGAAGATTAGACCTCGGAACGAAGCGTTAGATTGTATGGTTTATGCACTAGCTGCCTATGGTATACTCGGAGTGGATGTCAACAGTTTTGCAGATAGGGCGGAAAAGCAGGACGAAAAACCAGCTGAAAAACCGCAAAAGACTGCTAAAAACAACTTTGTCCCGCGTACTGGACGCGGATTTACCAATTCTTGGCGATAGATTATGGCAAATAAGTTTGATGTAGCTGAAGCTCCAGAGTTTGAGCCGGATCGTATTGTTGTTGGAGACTTTATCCAATGGAAAAGATCTGATCTTGTAGATGATTATCCCGTTGCAGACTATTCGGCAGAATATGTAGCCAGAATTACTGGTGGCGGCTCTAGCGAAATTAAGGCAGTTGGTACAGAGGCTTCTAATTACTACTTATTCACTATAGATAGCGCAACGAGTGCAGATTTCGACGCTGGTGTTTATCACTGGCAACTTGAGGTCACTCAAACTAGCAGCGGGAATCGTGTAGTTGTCGATACTGGTAGCTTCGAAGCAATAGTAGACCTAGATAGCAATCAAGCAGATCCAAGAAGTCACGCAGAGGTTATGGTTGCTAAAATTGAGTCTTTGTTGCAAGGCAAAGCTGATTCTGATGTCTCTAATTATTCAATTGGCAATCGATCGCTAACAAAACTCAGTTTTGAAGAGCTGATGAATGCTCGCGAGTATTATCAGCGAGAGGTTGTACGTCATTACAACGAAGAAAAGGTGCGCCACGGCAAGACCGGCTCTTCGACAATAAAAGTGAGGTTTTAAATGGCGCTTTTAGACTTTTTACGCCCGCGGAAGAAAAAACCCACTCTTATGAAGCGGGAATATTCGGCGGCTAACGTAAGTCGCTTATTTAATGACTTCAAAGACTCTAATCGCAGTGCTGATAGTGAATTGCAGCCAGTTATGCGCCGATTGCGAAATAGATCGCGTGATTTGGCTCGCAATAACGAATATGTAAAGAGATACCTGTATCTTCTAAAGACCAATGTGATCGGTGATCGCGGATTCACGCTACAAGTAAAGGCTCAAAACGCAACTGGCATGCTTGATGAGATTGGAAATCAGGCAGTCGAAGGCTCGTTTAAGGCCTGGGGGAAGGTGGGGAGATGTACGGTAGACGGTAAGTTATCGTGGATCGACGCACAGAAAATGGCAATTGAAGGCTTAGCTAGAGATGGCGAGGTCTTTATCGTTAAGCATCGCAACACGTCATTCAGAGACTCATTTGCTATTGAGTTTATTGAGCCCGATCGTGTCGATGAAACACTAAGTAGGCAGACGTCAAACGGTAATGAAATACGCATGGGTGTCGAGTTCGATAAGTTCCGCCGCCCAGTGGCGTACCACATGCTTAGTTATCATCCCGGTGATTACGATTATGCGACTAGCTCCGTTAGTCCAAAGCACATTCGAGTACCGGCTGACAGAGTCATCCACCTCTTCATGCCCATCAGGGCTGGGCAGACGCGGGGCGAACCGTGGACAGCTGGGGCGCTATCGGCGCTTAAGCAGTTGGCAGGTTTCAGAGAAGCCGCTGTAGTCAATGCGCGTGTCGGCGCGTCGAAAATGGGCTTCTTTACCTCTCCTGCGGGAGACGGGTTTGCCGCAGATGCGATGGATCAGAACGTGCCTATCATGGATGCGGAGCCAGGCAGTTTCCACCAGCTACCGACAGGCGTCTCGTTTACAAGCTTTGATCCGCAATTCCCTAGTAATGAGTTTGACGCATTCCATAAGTCTGTCTTGAAGGGTATCGCTAGTGGACTGGGCGTATCCTATACCTCTCTATCTAACGATTTAGAAGCGACATCCTATAGCTCAATTCGGCAAGGAGCGCTAGAAGAGCGAGACTTCTACCGGCAGATTCAGCAGTTCATGATGGAGCATTTTGTGCGACCCATTTATGAGTCGTGGCTTGAGTCGGCGATGGAGTTGAATTCATTTGATATACCTATGCGCCAATTTGATCGTTTTGCTGACTCTTCAGAGTTCCGTGGTAAGGCATGGTCTTGGGTAGATCCGCAGAAAGAAATGAATGCGGCTATCTTGGGGCTTAAAAACGGCATTTTGTCATTGCAAGATGTTGCTTCTCAGTACGGCAAGGATGTTGAGGAGCTATTGGGACAAATACAGCGCGACAAGGCGCTTATGCAGCAGTTTGACGTTGAGTATGCGCTTGAGCCTTACGGCGCTACACAAGTAGGCATTGAGCCGACTATTTCTGGGGGCGATGATGGCGAAGTATAAGGGTAAGGACATTAACACTACCCCTACGGACGCTATGAAAGCGGAGGCGCGTCGTGGACTGGAATGGCGTAAAGAATTTGACAGGGGCGGCACTGAGGTCGGTGTTGCTCGCGCTAGGGATATTAGTAATGGGCGTGAGTTATCTATTGATACTGTGCGTCGCATGTATAGTTATTTTGCTCGACACGAAGTGGATAAGAAAGCTGAGGGTTTTCGTCCCGGGGAAAAAGGATACCCATCAGCTGGACGCATAGCGTGGGCGTTATGGGGCGGAGATAGCGGGCAGTCTTTCGCAAAGCGTGTAGTTAAGCAGGCGGATGCAGCGGATGAGCGATCTGAAGTGACTGGCTCGGTAAAGAAAACGCTTACGCAGAAGGCTAAGGATCACAATGACGAGCATGGCGATACCGCGTCTAAGCGCACCAGTGCTCGCACACTGGCCGCTGTGTTTAGGAGGGGCGTTGGTGCCTATAAGACTAATCCGCAGTCTGTACGGCCAAGTGTGACGTCTCCAGAGCAATGGGCTTATGCTCGTGTAAATAGTTTTTTATACGTTCTTAGAAATGGTAAATTTAGGAGCGGGAAGCATGACACTGACTTGCTTCCATCTGAACATCCTATGTCCTCTAAGGGACGTGGAGAAAGCGTAGATGAGGAACGCATTATGGACGAAAATCGAGAGGTTGACGACATTATTGAAGAGGCAATCGAGCAGGCTGAATCTGAGCAGGAAATTGCTAAAGATCTTGATGATGAGACTGGTGAGCGCCACATTAAGGACATCACTGAGACTGATGAAGATATTGTCATCACGTTTGGCAAGTCTGATCAGCCTGATGAAGAATCTACTGAAGAGCGTGTGGATGAATCTCGTGCTGATGTTTCGTATCGTGCTATGGGCATGGAGAAGGGTCCTATAGATGAAGAATCACGCCGTGTACGCATGGCTATTTCTTCAGAAGAGCCTGTAGATCGCTCATTTGGGCAAGAAGTGCTTGAACACTCTGAGGATGCAATTGATTTGTCATTCCTCAATAGCGGACGCGCCCCGCTGCTTTTGGATCATGATCCAGAGCGACAAATTGGCGTGATAGAATCGGCGGAACTTGATAGCTCGGCACGGCGTCTCCGTGCGACGGTTCGTTTCGGGAGAAACGGACTTGCTAAAGAGGCCTTCGATGATGTCACTGATGGCATTCGTGCCAATATCAGTGTCGGATATGCCATCAAAAAGATGGAGCGGGATGCGCGTGACGGCAATAAATATATTGCTAAGTCATGGAGGCCCGTAGAAGCTAGTTTGGTGTCCATTCCCGCTGACGTGACAGTTGGCGTTGGGCGGTCAAGCGAACCTTCACCCGAACCCGTGATCAAAACTGACTTTAAGGAGATACCCATGTCAGAATCAATCGATGTCGCGGCAGTCGAGGCGGAAGCCCGCAAAGCCGCTCAAAAGAATGCCGCTCAAATTATTGAGCTTGGCGCAAAGCACAGCCGCTCTGACCTCGCTCAGAAGGCTATTTCAGAAGGCCTTTCCATCGAAGAGTTCCGAGGAACCCTTTTGGATGAGGTAGGTAGCACTCGTGCATTGGAGACGCAGGAAATTGGCTTGACCAAGAAGGAAGCAGGTCGCTTCTCTCTCGTTCGTGCTATCAACGCCCTTGCTAACCCAACCGATCGTCGCGCTCAAGAAGCCGCCGCGTTTGAATTTGAATGTTCACGCGCTGCTGCTGACGAGTACGGCAAAACAGCACAAGGCATCATGCTTCCTGCTGACGTACTTCGCAACTGGACTCGTGACCTTAACTCAGCGGATGAGTCAGAGCTGTTTACTGACGACTTCCGTGGCGGTGATTTCATCGACGTACTGCGTAACGCTTCATCAGTGATGCAAGCTGGCGCACGTATGCTCGGCGGACTCTCTGGCGACGTTAAGATTCCTAAGAAGACTTCTGCTGCGGCAGCTGGTTGGATTGCTTCTGAAGGCGGAGCGTCTAGCGAATCAGAAATGGTTGTTGGTCAGATTTCGATGTCACCGAAAACTTTGGGTGCCCACACAGATGTCACTAGACAATTGTTAATCCAGAGTTCAATGGACGTTGAGGCAATGATGCGTGAAGATCTAGCGGCGGCGATTGCAACTGCAATTGACCTTGCTGGCTTGGAAGGCACAGGCTCAAGCGGTCAGCCTACAGGTATCCTGAACACTTCAGGTGTAAACACTGTAACTGCATTCGCAGCGGCTAACCCAACCTTCGCTGAAGTTGTGACTCTCGAAACTGCTGTAGCAGAGGACAACGCTCTTACTGGAAACTTGGCATACATCTTGCCAGCTTCTATGTACGGCGCTCTGAAGACTACAGAGAAAGCGTCTGGCACAGCTCAGTTCGTTGTTGAGCCTGGCGGCACAATCAACGGATACCGAGGCATCGTTTCTAACCAAGCTACGGCTGGAAACATTTACTTCGGTAACTTCGCTGATTTGCTGATCGGCATGTTCGGTGGACTGGATATCATCGTAGATCCATACACCAACAGCACTAGCGGTACTGTGCGCGTTGTAGCGCTTCAGTCTGTAGACGTAGCAGTACGTCACGCCGTTAGCTTCGCGTTCGGTAACGACGGAGCATAAGGCTGATATCCCGCCCTTCACTCGAGGGGCGGGTATTCCTTAAGGAGTAGAATATGAAATACGAAGTAGTCAAAGGTTGTCGAATCAAGGGTCAAACATGTCGTCCAGGCGACGTTATAGAGATTGATGCGGTAACGGCTAAGGACCTGTTAGGTATTGGCCGAATCACCCCACATGATGAATCTAAGACGGAGAATCGTGCAGTTGGTCTTGAGACTTCTGAAGAGAAGCCAAAGAAGCGCGGTCGTCCAAAGAAAGAGGCTCCAGAGCCAGAGGTTGAGGCAGAGTAATGCCAGTTGAGACTGCGACAGAGCGCGAAGTTCTGCTTGCCGATTTTGGCGAGACAATGAGCTATACGCCCTCGGGCGGCACAGCCACTGATATTACGGCTATCTTTGATAACGCCTATCAAGCCGTGGATGCCGGTGGCACGATCGCCTTCGCAGTATCTCAACCCAAAATTCTGTGCCGTACATCAGACGTTAGTGGCGCTCAAGAAGGCGACTCTATCGTTTATAGCGGCACTACTTATACGATGAGTATTGTCATGAATGACGGCACTGGCATCTCTGAAATCATGCTTGAGGCGTCCTAATGGCGCACATAAGAAATTTGATCAGGGATAATGTGGTTACGAGCCTCACAGGGCTTACAACTACAGGATCTAATGTATACGCAAGTCGAGTCTATCCCCTGGCTGCTAATAAGCTACCGGGGCTTGCTGTTTATACGAACAATGAAAACATCGCGTATCGCACGGTTAATCCTCCGCGAACGCTGATAAGGACTCTGACAGTCGTTGTAGAGATATATGTTAAGGCAGTTACGACTTTCGATGATGACATTGATACGATCGTAGCGGAGGTGGAAGCAGCGTTGTACACGGATCTAACTCGTGGCGGGTACGCTGAAGACACAAAGATTTCGTCGTTAGACGTACAATTTTCGGGCGATGGTGATCAACCGGTAGCGGGTGCTCGATTAGATGTCGAGGTTACATACCTTGCAACTGAAGGATCGCCAACAAACTAGGCTTCATGGTAAAATTTTAGGACTTATTTGCAAGGAGAATTGCAATGGCAACTTACACGGGAAATAACGGAGAAGTTAAGGTAACTCCAGATGGCGGCGCTGAAACGCTCGTTGGTGAAGTTCGAGACTTTTCAGTAGAGCAAACAGCAGAAGTTGTTGCTGACACTGTGATTGGAGATTCTTGGGTAACTAACAAGACTACGCTTCGCTCGTGGACAGCATCTATCAACTGCTATTTCGAATGGGATGCAGGAGCAGGTGATGCTGGTCAAGTGGCGCTTGCGGTTGGGGATGATGTGTCATTGGCACTTTACCCAAATGGCGATTCATCTAATTATCAAGAGCTGACAGGTAGCGCTATTGTAACGTCTGTTAGCCAATCACAATCATTTGATGGTTTGGTTGAGCTTTCGTTCAGCTGCACTGGTAACGGTACATTATCTAATAACACTCTGGCGTAACCATGAGTGTCATTGAAAATGCTATTAAGCACTTCTCTTCGAAGGAGAGAAGGGAGATTAATGTGCCTGAGTGGGACGTGACCTTATACAGTCGCAACTTAACCTTAGAAAACAAAGGTTTGTGGCTTAAAAAGGCTGACGGCGACTCTACTGACTACATGGTGTATGCGGTAATTCACGGCTTAGAGCAAGAAGATGGCTCTAATGCTTTTGAATTGCGCGACAAAGTGAAGCTGAAGAATCACGTAGATCCAGACGTGGTGACTCGTTTAGCCACATTTGTCCTCGAAGTATCCGGTGCAACGGATGAGGACCGCGAAAAAAACTAATAGATGCTCAAGGGAAGACAGAGCTGTACTTCATGTTCCAACTAGCGGAACACCTTGGGCAACCTCTTAGTGTCATACTGCAAATGTCAGCGGACGAGTATTACCACTGGTTCACTTATCTGCGATTAAAAGCAGAGGAGATTGCAAAACATGACGCCAGAAGTAACAACGCTAATCAAGCTAGAAACAGTCGCCGACCTGGACGGCGCTAAGCGCTTTGACGACCAGCAAAAGAAAAGTCAGCGAACGATAAATAGCGTTACAAAAGACCTAGCTATTCAAGAGCGGATGCTCAAGAAAAAAGGCAGGTCGTATAACTATGTCAAAGCCCACATAGCCGGTGCTACTAGAGAAGAGCTTAAACAAATTCTCGCGCATGAGAAAAACATTGCGCGGATGCAGAAGTCAGAAGCCGAGATGCACAAACAATCCAAAACATTACGCATGATGCGTGGTGGTTTTGGTCAGGTTGGTCATCAAATACAGGACGTCGCGGTTCAGTTGCAAGGTGGCACGGACGCGATGATCGTCTTCGGTCAGCAGGGTTCGCAGATCGTTTCCCTATTTGGTCCAGGCGGAGCTGCACTTGGCGCTCTTTTTGCAGTGGGCGCTGCGCTACTAACCAGTCTTAAGCCAGCAGTAGATGAAAGTGGCGAATCTCTCAAAGAATTCACGGATAAGATCACAGAGCAACGTAAAGAGCTAGGATTGCTCACGCAAGCAGAATTAGATCTGGCGGCAGCTAGAAAAGCTAGTAACGTCAATGAGCTAAAACAGCAGAACATAGATCTTCAGGCATCTATTGATCGCATCAATGTCACCTTTAAGAACAATGAAAAGTTACTAAAAGGATTGGACGATGGTCAAGCGTCTGCTAAAGCGACAGCGCAATCAATGGGATTGTCGTTCCAAGATGTTAAGGACAAAGTTGAAGCGCAGCGGAAGGCTTTGCTTGAGTACAATGGCACTCTTCAAAGAAATATAGAAACGATAAAGGAAGCTGAAACTGGTGCAGTTTCAAAAGCGGCGGCTGATAAAGAGCGTTTAGACAACATCATGGAGATGGTCGATGCCGCAAAGAAAGAAATAAAAACTACCGGCATGAGTGAGCGACAACTTGCTGTATACGAAGCGAGACAGAAAGGTGCGACCGTCGCTCAATTAGCAACCATAGATGCTTTATACAAAAAGATAGAAGCAAATAAAGCCGAACAGAAAGCAACAGAAGAAGCTGAGAAGGCAGAGAAAACAAGACAAGACTCGATTAATGGATTAATTAAGTCTGCGGCAACGCAAGCAACAACAATTGGCATGACCAAGCGCGAGCTTGATGTATATAAAGCGACGTTGCAGGGTGCTACAGCTCAAGAAATCGCCTCTATAAATGCTTTGCATGATCTTAGTGAAGCGCGTCAGCAAGTAACAAAAGATATTGAAGCGCAGAAAAAAGCCCAGCAAGAATTGAGAAAGGCGGAAGAGGATGCGTTTACTTCTGGCTTGAATAAGATATTGAGTCGCATTGAAGACAAGCCCTTGGCCGCGAGAATGGCGGCAGAAGAAGAAATCAATATTGCGAGAGAGGCGGCAGAAAGAGGCATCCTTACTGAACAGCAATATGCGGAGGCTGTTCTTGCCATTCACATGGACTTGCACAATAAGCTCGCTGAGATAAAAGGCACTAGCGGGCAAGGTCCAGAGCGAACCGTTGTAGATATCGGCACTGACTTCGATGCCTTAATTGAGTCGCAAAAGACTGAGCTGGAATTATTCCGCGAGCATCAAGAAGCTAAGTTAGCTCTTATAAATGAATACGAGCAAACAGGAGTCGATAGTACTCGTGACTTCGCTGCGATGCGAAAGCAGATATCGGATGAAACAGCGGCTTATGAAATAGCTGCTCGAATGCAGACTCAACAGCAAGTTCTTGGAATTATGTCTCAGCAAGTAAATCAGCTTGGCGGGATGTTTGATCAGGCTACTGCATTAGGAAAGGCTTTCTACGTTGCTCAGCAAGGTCTTGCCGCAGCTCAAGCTATTATTAGCGGCGAAGTAGCATCAGTTAAAATATTAGAGGCTCATGCGGATTTGCCTGGAGGCATGGCGATTGCAGCACCTATGGCAGCTATGGCTAAGATGATGGGATACGCAAGTGCGGCTGCAATTGCTGGGCAGACAGTGGCCTCATTTGAGGGCGGCGGCATGACCTTCAGTGGCGTCAGATCGGGCGGTATGGACGGCAAAGGCGGACGCCTTGCGATGGTTCACCCGAATGAGAAAATCACTGACATGGAAAAAGGCGGCGGTCCAGCACAGCCTGTGAA